ATGGCAGACACAGTAACAGGACCAACTATCTTACAACAAAATGATAAGAGAGTTGTTATTAAAATAGTAAACCAATCAGACGGAACAGGTGGAACTACAGTTTTTGGAGATGTATCAGCACTAGCTGCTAGATCAGATGGAACTGCAGTAGCTCACTTAGGACTACTTAGAGTCTGGTATTCATGTCAAGGTGGAGATGGTGGAGATTCTTTTGCACGTTTAGATGAAGAAGACTCTGATGGAGATATTCCTATCATCGGATTAACTGGTGCAGGATATTGGGACTTTAGAGAATTTGGTGGAATACCAGCAGATAAATCTAGTAATAGTAATCAAAGTGATGTTAATTTTGTTGTACCCGGTGGCGCTGATGATGGTAACATGTATACGGTTATAGCAGAGTTTCAAAAAATTTATTAGGAGTAACGCATGGGAAATACAACTTCCGGCACAGTTACTTTCGATAAAAGTTTTGCTGTTGATGATTTAATAGCAGAAGCATATGAACGAATTGGCTCACAAGTAACATCCGGATATCAATTAAAATCTGCAAGAAGATCTTTAAATATTCTTTTTCAAGAATGGGGTAACAGAGGTTTACACTATTGGGAAATAGGAGATACAAATATTGATCTTATAGAAGGTCAAGCAGAGTATACTTTTTTTAGATCTAGTGCTGATGGCACATCATCTGTTACAGTTGGTGGTACAAGTGGCACCAGCACTTTTGGTATCGCTGATGTTCTTGAGGCAACGTTTAGACAAAACAGAACACAAACTACACAATCTGATTCTGCAATGACAAAAATTGATAGATCAACATATTCTAGTTTATCTGGTAAATTATCTAAAGGAACTCCTTCTCAATATTTTGTACAAAGATTTATTGATAAAACTACAGTCACTGTTTACCCATGTCCTGATGCAACTGCAGCTACAAAAGATATGCATATTTTCTTTGTAAAAAGAATACAAGATGCAGACTCAACTTATACAGATGCAACAGATGTGCCATATAGATTTGTACCTTGTATGGTCTCAGGATTAGCTTTTTATTTATCACAAAAATTTAATCCACAAGCATCACAACAATTAAAATTGTATTATGAAGATGAATTAGCAAGAGCATTAGCTGAAGATGGATCTTCTTCTAGTACATACATAACACCAAAAACTTATTACCCAGGAACTTAATGGCACAAGCAAGAGGAAAATACGCAAAAGCAATATCAGATAGATCAGGATTAGAGTTTCCATATAATGAAATGGTTAAAGAATGGAATGGTCATTTAGTTCACAAATCAGAATTTGAAGCTAAACATCCACAATTAGAATTAAGATCTAGATCTGGTGATGCACAAGGTTTGTTTAATGTAAGACCTGATAGAACTGAAAACGAAGTCGCTAGAATCTTAGGCCCTAATCCTTTTGAAACAATTGCAGCGTCATCAGGTATTATAAATGTATTTGAAAAATCTCATGGTAGATCAACAAGTGATACCGTAAGATTTAGAGGACCTATTTATACAACATCAGATCCAGATGCTTTTAATAATCCACTTGGATTTGATGGAATAACGGGAGCTAATTTAGCAAAATCTGCAGGGTATTCTATTACTGTTGGTAAAAGAGATTCTAGTGGAAACATTACAAATACAGTAGATTTCTACCACTTTACTGTAGATACAAACACTGCTACAACAGGTGGTATATCAGGAGGAGGCAATAGTTGTTCGGCTGGTCCAGCAACATTGACGGCATAATATGGCAGGATTAAGTGCATCAGGATTAAAAACTCAAATAAGAAGTTACACAGAAGTAGACTCAACTGTTTTATCAGATAGTGTATTAGAAAATATTATTTTAAATGCACAATATAGAATTTTTAGAGATGTACCTATAGATGCAGATAGAAAAACATCTACAGGTAATTTTACATCTGGAACAGGCACTGTAACCGTACCGGCAGGAGCTGTATTTGTTAGAGCAGTGCAAGTTTATACTGCAACTGGATCCACTTTTACTGGTGCAAATGTATATTTAGAGAAAAGAGATATAACATTTTTAGAAGAGTATATTTCAGCAACCACATCTACTGGAACACCAAAATACTATGCTATGTTAGATACAGGGGCAACTGGAGAAAGCTCATCAAACTCTGGATCTATAATTGTATCACCAACACCAGGTAGCACCTTTGCTTATAAAATACACTACAATGCAATACCAGCTTTATTGGAAAACAATGACACTAATTATATTAGTTTAAATTTTCCAAATGGTCTGCTATATTGTTGTTTAGCAGAAACTTATGGTTTCTTAAAAGGCCCAGCTGATATGCTGCAATTATATGAACAAAAATATCAACAAGAAGTACAAAAATTTGGAGGAGAACAAATAGGTAGAAGAAGAAGAGATGATTACACAGATGGAACAGTAAGAATCCCAGTGCCTTCTAGAACACCTTAAAGATTAAATTATGGCATCATCATTTTCAGATCTCGGTATAGAACTAATGGCAACTGGCGAAAACGCCGGTACATGGGGAACAAAAACTAATACCAATTTACAGATAGTAGAAAAAGCTATTGCTGGTTATGTTGAACAAGCAGTAACTAGTGGTGGCACAACAGCATTAACTATTACAGATGGTGATGCAACAGAATCTACATCAGTTGCAAGGCACGCTGTCATAAAATTAACAGGTACAATAACAGGAAATTCTATTGTAACTGTGCCAGATTCAATTGAAAAAGTTTATATTGTAACAAACGGCACATCAGGTGCATACACAGTTCAATTTAAAACAGCATCAGGAACAGGTATTACTTTTGGAGTATCAGAAAAAACTACAAGATTAGTTTATTCAGATGGAACAAATCTTGTTGATGCAGGTTTTGGTGGATCTCTTGATTTAGAGGGTAGAGAATTAGTTTTAGACGCTGATGGTGATACAACTATTACAGCAGATACAGATGACCAGATAGATATTAAAATAGCAGGTGCTGATGATTTTCAATTTACAGCAAATACTTTTACTGCACAATCGGGTAGTAGTGTTGTTGTGCCAGAGGGCGGACTTACTTTTGGAAGCACAGCGATAACTTCAACTGCAGCAGAGTTAAATATTTTAGACGGTGTAACATCTACAGCAGCAGAGTTAAATATTTTAGATGGTGTAACATCAACGGCTGCAGAATTAAATATACTTGATGGTGTAACATCAACAGCAGCAGAATTAAATTTATTAGATGGTATCACTGCAGGAACTGTATCTGCATCTTTAGCAGTTATAGTGGATTCAAATAAAGATATATCTGGATTTAGAAATTTAAGTATTACAGGAGATCTTACAGTATCTGGTGATGATATTACTATGGGTACCAATACTGCAGGTAATTTATTAATTGCAGATGGTACAAATTTTAATTCAGTAGCAGTAGGTTCATTATCAGAAATATCTACGGTTGCTAATGATGATGTATTTTTAGCAGTTGATACTTCAGGTGGTGGTCTTAAAAAAATTGCAAGATCAGCAATAGTATCAGGACTTGCTACATCAGGTGCAATATCAAATATTGTAGAAGATACATCTCCACAATTAGGTGCAAACTTAGATACTAATTCACATAATATTTTAATAGATGATGCACATTTTATTGGTGATGAAAATGGTAATGAACAAATTATATTTCAAACAACAAGTTCAGCAGTTAATCAATTTGATGTAACAAATGCTGCAACAGGTAATCCACCACAATTATCAGCAACAGGTGGAGATTCTAATATAGATTTAAATTTATTAGCAAAAGGAACAGGACATGTAACTATTGTTGGTAATACAAATTCAGGTGCTATACAATTTAATTGTGAATCTAATTCACATGGTCAAATATTAAAAGCACAGCCACATTCAGCAGGTGTAACAAATGAAATGTTATTACCTGATGGCGCTGACTCAACGTTAGTATCTCTTGTTGCAACACAAACTTTAACAAATAAAACTTTCTCAGATGGAGTTATAGCTTCAGGATCCCCGACTCTAGCAAATAATATGGGAACTTTTGGATATAGTTCTCCAAATGTAGAATTAAAATCTAAAGGTGCAACAGCAGGTAATTTAGATATTCATACAACTAATTCATCAGGAACTACTGCAAGAGTATTTCGTGCTACTCATGATGGCCATGTTCAATTAATGAGTGGTGATACAGTTATTGGAAAATTAAGTAATTCATCTAGTGATTTTGTTATTGAAAATGATGTACAAGACAAAGACATACTATTTAAAGGTGACGATAACGGTTCTGCAATTACAGCATTAACATTAGATATGTCAGCTGCTGGAACAGCTACATTTAATCATGATGTGATTTTAGCAAATGACTCTTTTGTACAATTTGGTGATGCTGGAGAAAAAATTACAGGAGATGGAACTGATTTAACAATAGCTTCATCTAATGATGTAACAGTTGATGCTGCAGCTGACATTCAGCTAGACGCCGCTGGAGGAGATGTTAATTTAAGAAATAATGCAACTTTATTTCTAAATCTATCTAATTCATCTAACGATGCTATTATTTTTTCTAAAATTTCAGATGGAGATTTATTAATTAAAGGTAATGATGGCGGTTCAACTGTTACAGCATTAAGCTTTGATATGTCAGATGCAGGTTCGGCTACATTTAATCATAATGTTGTTTTACCTAATGATGGTATTTTACAATTAGGTGATGCTGGAGAAAACATTGTAGGTGATGGAACTAATTTAACAATAAGTTCGTCTAATTCATTTACAGTTGATGCAGCAAATGGTGTTACTTTAGATGGTGGTGGCACAGCTTGTACTTTAAAAGCTGGTGGCGGTACAACTTACGGACAACTTGCAAACAATAGTGGTAATTTAATTATTAAATCAGGAACAACCACTGCTATTACTTTTAGTGGAGCAGTATCTTCATTTGTTGCAGCTAATGTTGCTCAAGAAGCATTAACATCATCATCAAATGCTGTCGCTTGGGATGCAAGTGCTAAACCAAATGCTTTTCATGTTACAACAGAAAACACAACTTTTTCAGCACCTTCTAACAATGTTGAGGGTGCATTTATAGCTTTAGAAATTAATTACAATGGTTCACACACTATTGCATTTAATACTATTTTTGAATTTGCAGCATCAACTGCACCAACATTTACTTCAACTGATGGTAAAACAGACATATTAGTTTTTAGATACAATGGTTCAGTTTGGCAAGAAGTAGGTAGAACATTAAATTTAAGTGAAAGTTAGGATATAATATGTATGCAATAATAACAGATGGATCAATTTCGGGATATATAAATTACCCTAAACCAATAACTATAGGGGATGTTCAATATCCAGCTAAAATATTTTCTATATGGACTGCAAGTGAATTAGCAGCTATTGGAATTATAAAAGTAACTTTTGATAATAGTAAGAAAAAAGATGAAAAATGGTATAATAATACTGATCAAACTTATACTTATGATGCATCTGCTGGAACAGTTACTGCAGCATATGGGGATGCAACCGCTAAAGCACACGCAGATAGCTTATGGACACAAGCAGATTCAGATGATGGAGATTTACCAGATGACAAAGAAGTTGGAGATCTAAAATCTAGAGGATTAAAATATAATTTAATACAAACTTTAAAACAACAAGCTGCAGGAGAACTTCAAAAAACAGATTGGTATATAGTTAGAAAAGCAGATGCAGGCACAGCAGTGCCATCATCTATTACAACTCATAGAGCAGCGGTTAGAACTAAAGCAGCTGAAATGGAAACTGCAATTACAAATGCTGCAGATACACCAGCGTTAGAGACTTTATACACATACACAAAACAAGAGGATGGATCAGTTACTAGACCATTAGGCGAACTACCAACGTTGGAGTCTTAATATGCCATTAATTTTACCTGGCAATGTAGGATCAGCAACAGCGGCTACCGGTTACAATGTAGCTAACTCATGTAGATTTAATAGTGGTGATAGTGCTTATATGAATGTTACATCTGTTAGCACAGTTACAAATAGATTAAAATTTACAATTTCCTTATGGGTTAAAAGATCAACATTGGGTGCTAAAAGTATGATAGGCACTGTTGGTGGAGATGATACAAACTTTGGTGCTATATGGTTTGATAGTTCAGATAGATTAAATTGTACAGAGGGTAGTGGTGGTGGAGAACTTAATTTTATAACCAATAGAGTTTTTAGGGATGTTAGTGCTTGGTATAATATTATTTTAGCAATAGACACTACACAAGGAACAGAGTCAAATAGAGTAAAAATTTATGTTAATGGAACTCAAGAAACTTCTTTTAGCACTTCTACTTATCCCAGTCAAAATAGTAATATGCATCTAAATAGAAATGGTAAAGTTCAATATTTAGGAAGACATACAGATAGCAGTAACGATTATTATTTTGATGGTTATATGGCAGAAGTTGTTTGGGTAGATGGTCAACAATTAGATCAAACATCATTTGGAGAATTTGATTCTGATAGCCCTACAATATGGAAGCCAATAGATGTATCTAGTTTGACTTTTGGTAATAATGGTTTTTATTTAGATTTTGAAGATAGTGGAGATTTAGGAGATGATGAAAGTGGTAATGGAAATGATTGGGGAGAAAATAATTTAGCAGCAACAGATCAATCTACTGATACTTGCACAAATAATTTTACAACAATAAATTCACTAGATAATTATTATGCAGGATCAGCTTTAACAGAGGGTAATCTAAAACAAACAACAACTAACTCAGCTTATAGTTGGAATACTACTACATTTGGATTATCTTCAGGCCGATGGTATTGTGAAGTAAAAATAAATGATCCTCAAAATACTGATTCTATTGTAGGAATCGCAAATGCACCAACAACAAGTTCAAGCAATAGATTAGGAGAGCAATCTGGAAATGTTTATGATTGGGGTTATAGGGGAGATGGTCAGATAGGAAATGCTAATTCTGTTGTTTCATACACTATAAGTGCCATGAGTAATGGAAATATTATTGGAATTTATTTAGATTTAGATAACAATAAATTATATTTTAGTATTAATGGATCATTACAAAATTCAGGAACAGGAATCTCAATTACTGCACCATCTTCAACAACAACTGGAAATTATTTTTTTGCTGGTCAAGACCGACAATCTGGAGATGATACTATTTTGGAATGGAATTTTGGAAGTCCCTATTATTCAATTTCATCTGGTAATACAGATGATAATGGGTATGGAAACTTTGAATACTCTCCAAATATAACAGGAGATGGTTCAGCTAAATCATTTTATAGTGTTAACACAAAAAACCTAGCGGAGTTTGGATAATGGCTTATACGACTATAGATAACCCCGAATTGCACTTTCAGACAAAAACCTATACAGGGGACCAAACAGCAAATAGATTAATAACTCTAGATGGCTCTGAAGATATGCAACCAGATTGGGTTTGGATAAAAAATAGAGAGGTATCAGTATCCCATGACTTATATGATTCTGTAAGAGGTGTAACAAAATATATAATGACAGCTTCTAGTTCTGCAGAAGCTACTAATGCTGATGGTTTAGTTGGTTTCAATACTGATGGATTTACAGTTGATACCTCATGGGGAAATGCTTATTCAGGAAATGATCTTGTAGCCTGGTGCTGGAAGGCTGGTACATCATTTAGTAATGATGCAAGTGCAACAAGTGTTGGAACTATTGATAGCACTGGATCTATAAATACCACTGCTGGGTTTAGCATAATTTCATACACGGGCACAGGGAGTACTGGTACAGTAGCACATGGATTAGGATCTGCACCAGAAATGATTATAGTAAAAAATAGAAGTGCATCACAAAATTGGGTGGTTTATCATCAAAGTTTAAATGGCACTAAAGCTATGTTTTTAAATACAACTAGTGCTGCTGAAACAAATTCTAATTGGTTTAATGATACTTCTCCAACATCTACAGTATTTAGTGTTGGAACTTATGATGCAGTAGTTGGTAATGGACATAATTTAATAGCCTACTGCTTTAGCGAAGTTAAAGGCTACTCAAAATTTGGAAGCTACACAGGAAATGGAAATGCTGATGGAACATATGTTCATTTAGGATTTAAACCCTCTATGGTTATTTGCAAGGCATCAAGCACTGATGGTGATTGGAAAATATTTGACAACAAAAGAATTGGTTATAATGCAGCAAATTACAGATTATATCCAAACGCAAATACTGTAGAAACATCAGATAGTTTAATAGATATATTAAGTAATGGTTTTAAATTAAAAACATCATCTGATAGTATAAATGGCTCTGGCAATACTGTAATTTACATGGCGTTTGCAGAATCACCATTTGTTAATAGCAATGGCGTTCCAAATAATGCTAGGTAGGATAAAATTATGTTACAAAAAGTAAAATTTGCACCAGGATTTAATAAACAAGTAACCTCAACAGGTGGTGAAAGCCAATGGGTTGATGGTGATAATGTTCGTTTTAGATATGGTACACCTGAAAAAATTGGTGGTTGGTCACAATTAGGTTCTGTTCAAATTACAGGTAGAGCTACAGCTATCCATCATTTTGTAAATACATCAGGTATTAAATATGCAGTTTTAGGAACAAACAGAATTTTATACGCATATTCTGGTGGTATATTTTATGACATACATCCAATTAAATCTACTACAACATTAACATCAGCGTTTTCTACAACTAATGGGTCTAAAACTGTAACTTTAACTTTTTCATCAGACCATAATATTAATAAATTTGATATTATATTATTAGATAATTTTACATCTATAACCAATTCTGGTTTTGTATCCGGTGATTTTACAGATAAAAAATTTATGGTAACATCTATACCAACAAGTACTACGCTTACAATAGAAATGGAATCTAATGAATCTGGATCTGGTGCATCAACATCTGGTGGTATTAGAGTTCAACATTACTATCCAGTAGGACCAGCAGTTGAGGTCGCATCCACAGGTTGGAGTCTTGGACCATGGGGCGGGCAACAAGGGGGCCAGTTTACATCAACACTATCCTCATCAATAAATACTAGTGTAACATCTTTAAGTATGGCAAGTTCTTCATCGTTTCCATCTTCAGGTACGGTATTAATTGGAACAGAATTAATTACTTATACTGGTAACAGTGGTAATAGTTTAACGGGATTAACTAGGGGTGCTTTAGGAACCACAGCTGCCTCACATTCATCAGGTGCAACAGTAACAGATGCATCTAACTTTTTTGCATGGAACGCTGCAGCATCAGGAGACGTTGTAACTGCACCAGGACTCTGGTCACTAGATAATTTAGGTAATAAATTAATTGCTACAATTAACGGTGGTGAAAGTTTTGAATGGGACTCAAACCCAACAGGTGCTAATAATACCAGAGCAACTATTATAACAGGTGCACCAACCGCATCTGCATTTAGTTTAGTTTCTACACCAGATCGTCACTTAATATTTTTTGGTACAGAAACAACTATTGGAACTAAATCCACACAGGACCCTATGTTTATAAGATTCTCTTCTCAAGAAGATATTAACACATACACACCATCAGCTACTAACACTGCTGGTACACAAAGGCTTGCAGATGGATCTAAAATTGTTGGAGCGATTAGAGGGCGTGATGCAATTTATATTTGGACTGATAGTGCATTATTTATTATGCGTTTTGTGGGTCCACCATTTACTTTCTCATTTCAACAAGTTGGTACAAACTGTGGATTAATAGGACAGAACGCAGCTGTTGAGGTTGATGGCACAGCATACTGGATGTCAGAAAATGGTTTCTTTAGATACACTGGTAAACTAGAATCATTACCATGTTTAGTTGAAGACCATGTCTACGATGATATTAATACAATTCCTAAACAACATATTAATGCAGGATTAAATAATTTGTTTGGTGAAGTAATGTGGTTTTATCCTAACTCAGGTTCAGGAACAGTAAATAGAATGGTAGCATACAATTATCTAGACTCAAGCAACGAGCGACCAGTATGGACTACAGGTACATTAGCTAGAACTGCATGGCAAGACTCTGCTGTATTTGGTAAACCACATGCAACAGAATATGATTCTAGTGCAGAGACAGCTGATACAGATGTTAATTATGTACACGGTAACACTGATGGAGCATCTACATACTATGAACATGAAACAGGATTAAATCAAGTTAAGTTAGGTCAAACAACTGCTATAACATCAAATATACAATCTGGTAATTTTGATATTGGCTCACAAGGTTTAGCTGGTGATGGTGAGTTTATGATGAAGATTAGAAGAGTCATACCAGACTTTTTAGCACAAACAGGAGATGCAAGAGTTACATTAAATTTAAGAGACTTTCCAAATGACACGGCAGCTAGTTCTACATTAGGACCATTTACAATAGCTAGTGGCACACAAAAAATAGATACACGTGCAAGAGCTAGAGAAATATCTTTAAAAATAGAAAATACTAGTACAAGTCAATTTTGGAAACTAGGTACATTTAGAATAGACTATCAACCGGACGGTAGAAGATAATGCCATTAAATAAAAAAGGTAAAAAGATTATGACTTCAATGAAAAAACAATATGGTAAAAAACGTGGTGAGCAAGTTTTTTATGCATCATTAAATAAAAAAACTATTAAAGGAGTTAAAAAACGTGGCTAGAATAGTACAAGCATTAACGCAACCCGCAGAAAATTACGATCAACAATTACAACAATCTTTTGTTAGAGATGTAGATAGTATTGTGCAAAAATTAAACACTACTTATCAACAAGATTTAAAAGACGAAGCAGAGGCGGAGGCATATTTCTTTGGCTAATTCATTTATAAATAAAAAAGTAGATTTAACAACTACGTCAGCTACAACATTGTATACTGTACCCTCAGCTACAACTGCAATAGTAAAATCTATATTAGTATCAGAAGACTCTGGAAACGCAGATACTATAACAGTAACTATTACCGATACTAGTGATAACGTATTTAGTCTTTTTAAGACAAAGTCCATATCAGCTAATGGCACAACAGAGTTATTATCAGCCCCTTTAATATTAGAAGAAAGTGAAATATTAAAAGTGACTGCAGCAACAGCAAATAGACTACATGTGGTTCTTTCGGCCCTACAATCTAAGCCAAGAGAAGTTACAACATAGTCTTGATTTACTTGCAAAAAGCAAGTATTAATGTAAATTCAGGTGAAATCCCTGCCTTTTTAAAATTAATAAAATTTAACATATATGATTACAAGAATGCAAATGCCACGACAGTTACGTAATAAAGGAGGAATAACTAGTGTTGTTCCAAGAACTAATTATTTATTTGGTGGTATTAAAGATAGAATTAGAAAACTTATACCCAATGAACTTGCAAGTGTAGCAAGTAAAGCTGCACCATTAGTTGCACCTTTTTTTCCAGGCACTGCATCTTTAATGAGAGGTATAGGTAGATTTGATAAAAGAGGTAGTCTTAGTGATGCAGTTAAACAAGGTATTGGAACTTATGCATTTGGTAGAGGAGTAGGTATGTTGGGTGGAGCTCAAGCTCCAGAAACATTTTTAGGTCGTCAACAATTTACAGAAGCTGGATTTGATCAGGGACCTATTGGTAGATTGTTTGACAAGCAAGCAGCAGATCCTACATTTACTAGACCAAACATGAGAGATATAGCTGGTGATAAACCAAGTTTAATATCAACTGCAAGAGATGTAATAAGAGCAGGTATTAAAAAATTACCAGATGGAGTTGTAGCACAATTAACAGCGGGTGGTATTACGGCAGGTGCCTCTTTATTAGCAAGTTATTTTCAAGGAGAGTTTGAAGAACAACAACCTGGTGAGACTACTGCAGAATATATGGAAAGAAGAAGAGAATACGTAGGACAACAAATGAGAGTTTACATGGATAATTATTATGCAAATGATCCAGAATATATGAAACTAGACGAAGCAGGTAAAAATGCACTTGTGGATAGATACAATATTCGTGATGGTGGTAGAGTAGGATATCAAACTGGTGGTATTAGTTCAGCTAATACACTTGCAGAAAATATAAGACGTAATAGAGCTGCACAAGATGCGTTTCAAAAGTCAATTAATCCAAGTAGACAAAGAATTGTAGAAAAATTAAAAAGAAGTTTTCCTGTAGCAGAAACTTTAATGAATGTTGCTGCACCTGCAATAAATTTAGGCAGAGGTATTTTAGGTTTACAAGATCCTATAGGAACACCTTCTATGGGAGATAGAATGAAAGAATTAGAAGCTACAAAAGGACCTACTGGAAGTATTGGATATGAAGATTATGGTTTACCTGTTGCAACTTCTGGAGGAAGATTTACAGGAGGTTTACCTAAATTAGCTTTAAGTAACCCTGTTGATTTTGCTTTAGCAGGAAGTGCAGGAAGATATGGATTTAGTCCTGAAGGTCGTACTGATTTAAAATATGATTTTACCCCTGATCAAGATACAGGAAGCACAGGTAATGCTATATTAGATTTTGTTAATCAAGGAGGTGTTAAAGCTAAAGTTTCCGATTTACTAACACCATCAACAGCCGAAGCAGCAGAAACAACCCAGACACCTGATGCTGGTATAGGTAGACCAACAATGGCAGATGTTGCGGGTCCATCAAGAGAAACAATAATACAAAGAATTTTAAAAGATATAGAACCTACTTTTCAAATGGATAATACTGAAGCAAATAGAAATTTTTTAGATCAATTTAAAACTGGACTTGATTTAGATTATTTAAAAACTTTAAATCCAGATGAAATAAAATTAGCATTAGACAATAAATATCTTCAAGGTCAAAATTTTCAAAATCCAGATTTTAGTAGAGGACGTATAGGAAGGGGTGATCCATTTTTTAGATATGGTCCACAATATATGGAACAATTTAATATGCAGGGAAATCCTCTTCAATTATCTAGTCAATTAAGAGGATATAATTTAAGAAATGAATTAGGTGAATTAGAATCAATATTAGGTAAAGAAGGAATAAAACCTTATAGAACCACAGTAGATGATGCATTGATAGATTTTTATAAAACTCAAATGTCAGGTGATACAGATCTTCAACAAAGAATATTTGGTCTAGCATCAGGCGGCATGCCAACAGGTATTATGACAACAAATAAAGCTGGAGTCAAAGAGAGAGATTACAGAGAAACAGGTGGTTTTGTACCAGTAGGTATCAAAGAAAAAGCAGACGATGTGCCTGCTATGCTATCAAAAAATGAGTTTGTTTTTACAGCAGATGCTGTAAGAGGAGCTGGTAATGGTAGCATTGAAAGAGGAGCACAAAAGATGTATGATACCATGAAACGATTGGAGAAAAGAGTAGTATAATGGACAAAGAAATGAAAATGGCTGGTTACCTAGATCCTATGTCTGAGAAGAATGACATGGCTATGGAAATGTTTGGTAAACAATTAAAAGATTTAACAGAGTCGGAATTAGAATTATTAGATGAAGAGATTGATAGATTAAGATCTAAGTTTATGGCAGATGGTGGTAGAGTATCAAAACAAACAGGCGGTATAACAGAGTCAAGACAATTACCACCAGAGTTTATTGAGGCAGCACAGAAAACATTTTTAGCAGATCTTACAAGACAAGCTGGATTACCAAGTGTTACAACAGCAACAACACAACAACCTGGTGAGACTGCAGAGCAATTTGCAGCAAGACAAGCACAAGCACAACAGTTTGGTATTACCAGAGCAGGTATGGCTGAACTTGCACCACAAGTTGCAGCGCAAGATGCATTACAAGCAGCGGCATATACACAAGCAACAGATCCAACAACAGGTCTTGGATCGTTTCAACCATTTTTAACAAAAGCTACAACAGCTGCAGATGCAGCAACAGCACTGACTGGAACTGGTGCAGGCACAGGTGCAGGATCTATTGCATCATATCAATCACCATACCAACAACAAGTTATTGACACAACTCTAGCAGAGTTTGACAGACAAGCTCAGATAAGAAAAAATCAACAAGCAGCAGCTACACTTGGTGTACCAGGTGCATTTGGTGGTGGCCGTGAAGGTGTGCAAATAGCAGAGTTTGATGCAGCAAGTGACAGGAATCGGGCAGCAGTACAAGCTAATTTATTACAACAAGGTTTTCAAAATGCAGCTGCAAGAAGACAACAAGATTTAGCAAACCAACAAGCAATAGCTAATCAACAAAGAGGATTGGGTGCAGCAGCACAAGACTTTAGTAGAGCACAAATATCTGGTCTTGGTACATTAGGTGCAGCACAACAAGCACAAAACCAAGCAATACTTGATGCACAGAGACAAGCAGCACAAATGGCTGTTGATGATCCAAGAAGAAGATTAGGATTATTAGGAACTGGTATCACATCAATAACACCAGGCGCTGGAGGTGTAACATTACAAGAGACACCAATGGCAGCAGCGGCTAGTCCATTATCACAAGCTTTAGGTTTTGGATTGATGGGTGCTGATATATACGGAAGAATATTTAGAGGATCAAATTAATGTCTAGAACTTTAAAAAGACCTATGTTTAGAAGAGGTGGGTCCACTAATGATGGTATCATGTCTGGACTTACTGATAGAGAACAATTAGCTAATGGCACTACTGGTCTTGATGTAGATAGAGCAAGATTAGAATCAAAAGCAATACAAGACATATTTAATGAATTATCACCCATACCAAAAACAAGATTACCACTTGGTTCAATCGGTGCTGCCTTAGTTAGTGGTGCACCTATAAAAGATGCATTAACTGTTGGTTATGCAGATTTTATAAAAAGAGATGATGTTAGAAGAGCGGCAGCTAAAAAAAGAGAACAAGCAGCTGTATCAACAGCACTAGGATCTCAATTATCTAGAAAAGGTCAGAGTAAAATTGCAGTAGAAAAAATGATAGATTTATCTATTCAAGCTGGAGAGTTTCCAGATACTCCTGCAGGTAGAAATGCAGCATTTAAAAAATATAGTAGAAGTGCAGGAGATATAACTAGAGCTTCAACAGAACAAAAAATAATGGATAGGTTTAAAACTTTTTATGCAGGAACAGGTGGAACTGAAGGAGAGGCAATATACGATGTATTAAAAGACGAAGGTTTAATTAAAATAGAAGGCACAGACTTTGGTAAAAAAGATTTAACAATTAGAGCAGATAGAGAAGATATTACAGATAGTGAAGATTTTGGACCTGGTGATGGATTTGTAGATACAGGTAGTGGTAAACTATATGTGTTAAAACCAGGTGGTAACAAAGAATCTTTTACAGCAGAAAATTACGAGATAATAGATTTAAAGAGTTTATATTAGGAGGTTAGATGGCTAAAGATATAGATGCATTTGGCTACTTTGACCTAACTCCACAAGAACAAAGTTCAGAAACAAGTGCAATCACAGCAGCAATGGCAGGTATCGCATCAGGTATAATAAAAGTACCTGAAGGTGTTGTATCTCTTGGTGCAGAATTAATAGATCTAGGTTTTGATACAGATCTTGCTGCTAAAGTAGAAACAGCGTTTGATAGATTTAATATTTTTGAAGAAGTAGCTGACGATAGAGCTATTGGTAAATTAGCAGAAACAATAATACAAATAGGTGTACCTGGTGGTATAGGTTTTAAATTAGCAAGCAGTGCTGTCAAAGCAAAGAAAGCTGGTAACTATATGGATGCAACAGGTGGCAATCTACAAAAAGCTGCAAAGAAAGCAAATGACTATAATAAAACATTAGGTAGAAAAAAATTTTTAGCTGGTATGGCTGGCGGTGTAGGAGGTGAAGCTTTTGTTGCAAATGTAAAAGATATAGGAAGCTTTGGTGATGTATTTGAAGCTGGACCCACGCAACTAGAAGAAACCACAGATGAGGGTGGTAGAGAGGATGCTGGTAGAAAATTAATGAACAGATTAAAGTTTGGTGCAGAAAGTCCAGTGACTTTATTGTTTGGTTACGGTGCAGGGAAAGCAATCAAAGCAGCTGTGCAACGTGGTAGAAGATTAGAGTTTAGCAATTCTAAATTAGATCAATATTTTAACAAAGTTTTTTCTGCATTAAGAGCAAGAGGTGCAAAACCACAAGAAGTATTTGAAGCAAAAATGGCAGAAAAAGGTGCAACTATGGCTGATACTAACAGAGCTATGGAGTTGGTAAAAAATATAGATAGACAAGTTGATAGCATCTTTCCTATGTTTAAAGGTTCTTTTGATAAATCAAACATAAAAACAAGAGCAGAAATATACAAAACATTAAATGATGTTTTATTTTCTGACAACATAGGTCGAGATATTTCTAAAGCTAATGTTACAAAAGTTACAAAATTTTTAAAAGATAAAGGGGCTAAAGGTGATGCGATTAATGAAATATTTAAATCATTAAATGGCGCAAGACAAACTTTTACTGAGTTAATAAATGCATCTTCTAATGCACCTAAAGATGTAAAAACATTACAATCTTTAATGGGCAACAGGGTAAAAGATTATCTTGGAAATACATATAGAATATTTGAGGATAATTCTATTTTACCTTACATGAGATATGCACCAACAGAAGAAGCTATAAATAATACAAAAAAATTTTTTAAAGATTATGCAGCTAAAAATGGTAAACAACTTACGGACTTTCAAGCAGAGACCATGGTTAACACTGTTATTAAATCAGCACAAAAACAAAAAGGACCTCCAGGTTTACCTTTTAAATATATTGATGATACAGCTGCAGATGAAGGACCAGAACTAGATAAGTTTTTTAAAAATATATTAACAGATCAAATTAAACCAACACGTATTCTTGCAGAAACAAAAGGTAAAGATAAAGCTACAATACAAGCATTATTTGGTAAAATAGAAGACCCTAGATTTTCTATTTACAATAGCATGACAAAGTTATCGTCGATTGCTAGAAAAAATGAATTATTTGAAAGACTTGCAAAACAAAATGAAGCTGTGCAAAAAGCAGTTACAAAAAATACACCTGCAGGTGCAAGAGGTTTCTTTTTTGATGATCCATTAAAAGCATCAGCAGCATTACCTAATCAAGACATAGTAGAGTTAGATAAATATCTTTTACCATTTTTTAAAGATGAATTTACAGTCAACCCACTAGCAGGTAAGTTTACATCAAAAGCAATAGCAGAAGGATTAGGTGATTCTTCAAAAGCTTTACAATTTTTATTTGAACCAAGAGCAGGGGCTACAGGTGTAGAAAAAGGTTTAACATGGGGATATCGTAATTTAATTTTATTTCCAAAAGCACTATCACAAGTAGCAAAAACAATACTTGCACCTGTAACACACTTTAGAAATATATTTTCTGCAACAGGATTTTCTGCAGCAAATGGTATATTTTTTGAAAACCCTGCCGTTGTAGGTAGGGCATTTGCAGATGCATTTGGACCACTACAAACAGGTGCACCTATAAAAAGAGCAATAGGTAAAGTAACAGGCACACCTTTTGATGAAGCTGCTGCAAACAAAAGATATAGAAAACTATTAGATCTTGGTGTTGTAAACTCACAGGTGCAACTTGGTGATGTAAAAAATCTTTTGCGTGACGTTAGATTTGGTGAAAATTTAAATCTTGAAAAACCACTAGAGTCTTTAATGAAAAAACTAACTGCTGGCACAGGTAGAAAAGTAAAAGGTTTTTTTAAGGGTGCAGAGGATTTATATACAGCAGAGGACGATTTATTTAAAATAGCTAATTTTGCTGTAGAAAGACTGCGTTTAAAAAATGCTTACACTACAGCAGGTAGAAAAGTTACAGAAGATTTTTTAGATCAAGAGGCAGCAAACATTGTAAGAAATACTGTACCTAACTATGCATATGTATCTGATACGGTAAGAGCATTAAGACGTTTACCACTTGGAACATTTATGTCGTTTCCATCAGAGATATTGAGAACAACAACTAATATTGCACAAAGAGCAATAAGAGAAATAAATGATCCTGTGCTAAGAAATATAGGTATTAAAAGATTAATTGGTTTAGGTACAGTTATGTATATCGCACCAAATGTAGTGCAGTCAGGTTTTCAAATACTTAATGATGTTACAAACGAACAATTACAAGCGATGAAACAATATCTACCACAGTGGTCAAAAAATTCTACAATATTACCTATTAGAACAAAAGATGGCACATTAAAATATATAGATTTTAGTCATGGTAATGCATACGATGTAGCAACGAGACCAATACAAACACTAATAAATGAGGTGCAAAGAGGTATAACAGATGAAGAGGTATTAATGAAAGGTGTATTACGTGGTATGGCTGGAGCTGCAGCTGAGCTTTCATCTCCATTTATATCAGAAGCTATTTATACAGAAGCTGCATTAGATATTATTGCAAGAGAAGGTAGAACAAGAGAAGGTAGACAGCTATATACTGAAAGAACACCGACTGGTGAGAAAATAAAAATTATTACAAACCATTTAGCACAATCGATGTTACCTTTTTCATACCCACAGATAACTAGATTATACCAAGCTGCAACAGATAAGCCATCTAAACGTGGTGAGTTCTTTGAACTACCGGATGAATTATTAGGATTTGCAGGATACAGAGCTGTAAAATTAGATCCTGTAAGATCTATTGGTTTTAAAATAGCAGATTACCAAAGAGGTATTAGAGAATCTAGACAGTTGTTTACAGGTGGCGCAGAATCAGTTTTAAAAGGTGGACCTAAAACACCTAAAGATGTAGTTGAAAGATTTTTTGTTGCAAACAAAGCAAGATTTAAAGTTCAAAAAGAAATGTTAAAAAACATAGAAGCAGCAAATATTTTAGGTGTTGACATGAGAAAATTTGGTCAAGAGTTTTCTGAAAGGGGTCTCGGTAAAACTTATGGAAGATTAAGACGAAAAGATTTTAATCCATACTTTCCATCACAAGATATATTTAGAGAGTTTGAACAAATATCTAGAAGAATAGGTGAACCTAACCCCATGAAAGGAGCACTAGGAATAATTAGATCTATGTCTAGAAGATTAAATCGTTTAAGATTAGATGGTGAGTTTAATTTAAATTTAGATGATTATTTACCTGATGAAGACCCATTAAAACAATCAGCACTACCAGAAACACCACCAGTAAATCCTGCATTAGTACAAACAAATCAATTAGCCTCTGTATCACAGACAGGATTAACACCTACAGAACAAGCGTTGCTATCACCTGAAGAACAGGCTATAAGATTAAGACAAAGGGGAATGGCGTAATGGACGAAGATCAAATTTTACAATCAATTATAGCAGATCCACAGTTAACGGATCCAAGTATAGATACATCTGGTTTAAGAACTACTACTGATACAAGATCAGAATTACTAGCCAATGTTCCAGAGTTTTCAGGGTTAAAATATGATTTTACAAATAGAGATTACATAAGAGATTTATATAGTATTTATGGTGGTGGGTTACCTACAATACCAGAGCCGGTTGTTGAAACACCAGTTGTAGATACAACACCAATCGTTGATACAAGTGCCATGGATCAACCAGCCGGTGACTCTATATTAGATACAACACCAACAGTCACAACACCAACAATTACACAACCAGCAGGCGGTGGAGCTGACATGGCAACTGTGCCAGCAACAACTGTAACCACACCCACAGATACAAGCATAGCGATAGAAGATTTAACACAACCAAGTAATATTGGAGATTTTCAAATTACAACGGCACCTGATTTACCTAATCAAACAGGAGTTATAGAGGATATACCAATTTCACCTGTAACAACAAGCATTGATGCACAAGGTAATATATTTGATGCTCAAACAGAACAATACTTAGGAAATAAATTTGATGAAGTTGCATTAACTGGAACCGGAACACCAGAACAACAAGAAGGTTTTCTTCAAAATGTATTAGGTAAAGCAGGTCAAACTGTTGATAATGCATTAAATGAATTAGGTAAAGTACCAGGAGCTGTAGTAGATTTTGCAAATCAAACTGTAGACATATTTGGACAAAAACTTAATGTTGGTAGAACTTTAGCAACTGCTGCTGTTAATAGAGTTGTAGGTGCACCAATAAGTTTAGTTTTTGATTTATTACAAGCAGCTGGTCTTGAAGGTGGCCGTGGAGAATTTGCAAATGAACTTGGAAAAGAATATGGCATGGATGATATTGGTAGATTAACAAGTGGACCAATGGCTGGATATGCTCCAAACTCTATGTTTGGTGATATTGTTCAAGCTGCACAAGAAAGAATTGATAATATTGAAAATAGAGCTGCACCACAAACAGACGCTAGTATAAAAAAAGTACAAGAACTTAATGATTTTATACAAAAAGCAACTTCAATAAAAGCTAAACAAGCTGCACCGCAAGAAAATATAGGAAGTGTGCCTGGAGGAGAGGGAGCCTTAGATGAAACAAGTACAGCAGAAGAAATTGCTCAAGATTTTGCTAGTAAACAAGCACAGGCAGAATTACGTGGTGGAAATATTGTAGATGAGTTTGCACCTAGTGATATTCAAGCTACAGATCCAACTTTAGATATACCTGATAGAGGACGAGCAGATGATTTTGATGTAACAAATGAAGCAGCAGTTAATGTAGGCACACCTAGTTTTGAAGGATTTGATTCTGGAGGATTTGATCCTTCACCAGAACCAGCTTCTGCACCAGCTTCTGCACCAGCTGACATACCTGATAGAGGAAGAGGTGATAGAGGCAATGGCGGCGGAGGCGGTGGGTCTCCAGGATCTGCAGGACCGGGTGGATCAGATGAAATGGGTTCATTCTAATGACTAGAAAATCAGCATTACAAAAAATAGAAGCTCACGAAAAACTTTGTCGAATAATGCAAAGACAAACTTTTGATCAAATCAAAGAATTAAAAACACAAATTGTTAGAATAGAAAGATTGTTAATTGGTACAGCTGCTTTTATAATAATTAGTTTAATAGATAAAATTTTTTAAATCCAAGCTTTTAATTCTTCTCCCATAACTTGACTTGCAATATTAACTTTTTTACGTAAAGCTTTTACTATTCTATCATCAACCGTATCTTCACATATAATATCAATATATGTCATAGGTTTTGTTTGACCAATACGATCTATTCTAGCTTCTGATTGTTGTCTTTTTTCTAAATCATAACCATTAGAATAATAAATCATATTACTAGCAGCCGTTAGTGTAATACCATAACCACCTGTTTGAGGTGTACCAATAAAAAATCTACATTTATTATCTTCTTGAAAACGTTTTATGTTTTGTTGTCTTTCATCTTGTGGTGTTAAGCCATAGTAATCTACATAAGAATCTGGACCAAACTCATCAATAATAGCTTTTATTATTTGTTTAACATCATTTTGCCAGTGAGCCCATATTACAACTTTACCTTCTATCTCATCTAACACATCTATAAGTTCATCTAGTCTATTGCTTTTTATCTTTTGCGTTGTGCCATCATCAGATTTAAAATGACCACAAGTTATTTGTTGTAATCTCATCAACTGTGTTAATGCATTTGCAGTAGTAATCATCTTACCATTCATAATTGCAAGGGCTTCTTTTTTCATCTGTTGATATACTTTATGTTGGTCTGGTGTTAATTGAACTGTGCGTTTCATAAAAGTTTTTTTAGGTAAATCTAAACAATCATCTTTTAATACACGGTAAGAAAAATTTTTTAATTTATCTGACAACTCACCAAGATTACGATAACCAACCACTATTTGCACAGATCTACCACCAAAGTTTGCAGTCTTCATGACAGCATATCTAGTACGAAAAGAATAATAAGAATTATGATCCAAGAGCCAAGGATCAAGGAACTCACATTGTTTATATAAATCCAACGGTGATTTAGTTACTGGTGATCCAGTAAGTATTCTTTTATATTTTGCATTAACACCTAATTGTACAATGCTTTTTGTACGTTTAGCCTCTGGATTTTTTATTGTAGTAGACTCATCTATGGCCATCATAGTGTTATGTGAATTGATAAATTTAGCTGCAAAATCTACACCTTTTTTAGTAGATAATGCTTCTACATTCATGATTAAAATATGTAAATCTGTGCCTGTTTTAAATAATGTGTTTAAATTTTGTTGTTGTTGTTTTGTAATATTTGCTTGCCACAATACGGACACTTTTTCTATATGATCTGGTAAGTGTGTAGGTATTTCTGAACTATACCAGTTTTTGTATACACCTTTTGGTGCCACAATTAAGACACCATTGATCTTGCCTTTGTCATATAACATAGCAACGTTATCTATTAATACTTTAGATTTACCTGTACCCATTTCCATAAAATATGCATAAGCCTTTTTATCCCAAGACATTTCTAATGCTTTAAGTTGATGTGTGTATGGCTTAGTCTTAAATTTGTAGTTCATATTATTTTCTTCTTTCTATTTGACAATGTATCAAATATAAAATAGAAGTCAAGCATGAAAGAAAATATAGTTTATGTAATTCAAGAAATACCGGGAACTAAAGAAGGCAATCCTAGAATAAATATTATGGGTGCTTCTGAGTATGGTGAATTTAAATTTTTACTTCCTGAGTTATCACAAATTATTTTTTCACCAGGACCATTAATATATAAATTAAGATCTTTGTTAAAAAATTTTACAACAAAAGATTATTTACTACTTACAGGCGATCCTGCAATAATTGGTGTTGCATGTTCTATTGTATCTGATATGACAAATGGTAAATACAATTTGTTAAAATGGGACAAGCAAGAAAGAAAATACTACCCAATAGAAATAAACTTATATGAAAGAGGAAAGATAGATGAGTAATTTAGAAAAAATGTTTATTGAGGATGCACCTCAACAAGTAAATGAATTAAATAATGTAGAGTCATTATCTAGCCATGTTTTAGAGTTACAAAAACTAGAAGACGAAATAAAAATGGACGAAGAAAAATTAACTAGAAAAAAACAACAAGCAGATAAACTATCTCAACAAGTGATACCAGAAATTATGGACTCTATGAAATTGAAAACTATGAAATTAAGAGATGGTTCTGCAATAGAAATTAAAGAGATTTACAGCGCAACAATACCTCTAGATAAAAGAGAAGGCGCATTTAACTGGCTTCGAAATAACGACTTGGGTGATTTGATTAAGAATGAAATCACTGTTT